GAAAAGTTTATCCCTCAAGTACTTTACGTCATCGATATCACCTGTATATGTGCCGCCAGGTAGAGACTCCACCCTAGATGATTGGCCGCCGCGGACAGGTATAAAGTAATCTTCCTCGATGCTCATAGGATTGTAGCGCAAATCAACACGACCAGTATCGGGATCAACAATCTGATTCCTCTTCATCTGTGTGATAATTCTCTGCATGTACTGCTCCATTTCAGGCGCAGGCACGTTTCCAACATCAATATAAAAAACTCGACGCTCTGGAGAGCGAACAATACGATAAGCCATCATAGCATCTTCTAAAAGAATCAACTGGCGATGTATCCTTCTCGCAGGCTCCAAAATAGAAGTTCCATATGGGGTAAACTTATCATTTCCCAAAATACGAAAATGACCGATTTGCCAATTTTCAAAGGTCATTCCGGCGGTGTTCCATTGATACTGGACGTAATTTGGGTTAGATTTATCTTCCCCTTCCATTCTTTCCAGTTCACCTGCAGGCAGGCCAATGGCGTTCGTAACTCCGGACTTTTCGTCTATATCTAGGTATAGGAAAAAATCGCCGTATTTACACATTGTTCTGCACCAGCCAAAAAGATTGAATTCCAAATTTAAAATATTATAATAAAGTGAATTCAAGACATTCTTGATCTCTTCATTGTGGCAAGAAACTTTTAGTATTTTATTATAATTGTTAGAAGTGGTCATTTCATCAGCGTAAATATCAAGAGCTGAGGCCAGTTCCGGCATGTATTCCATCTGTTCAAAATCGGCATAGCGGCGTGCACGATCTTGGTGCGTCATCACATTCGATGATAAACCTTCAAAAGGGTTGTACTCCACCTTCTTAAATTGTTGACCACTGGCAGACTTAAATTGCTGAGCATATTTATCTAGCTGCCTTCTTCTCTCCCTTCTTGGTAATTGCGCACGATAGTTTACAATCGGACCTGAAAAGAGTTTCGTTAGCCTACGAAACAGTGGAGAGTCTGGATTTCTATTATTTTTTTCTGCCATTTTTATCCCTTAAAGAGCCACGAAAATTCGTGCTGTTGTTTTATCTTTTTTCTTCTTTCGTTATCTTTGTTTGGGTCGTATCCTCTCATACCAGGCACTGTTGTGTCCAATACTAAGTCCGACCTCATTAAACCGCCGAATTCCAAAAATGCTCTCTTATATTCTACCTCTCTTTGGTTAATATTTAAAGCAGTATCTTTGATCCAGCAATTAGCGGCCATAGCCATAACCAAGTCATCATTATACGATCTCATTGCTTGCGGCCTCCCGTTGTGCCAAATAAAAGTTTTCAACTCATTATATAGCCTTACGGATTTGATATTAATTAGTTTGTTTCTTATATATTCTTCCATCTTAGCGATAATAAGAGGGCGAGTGTTTTTAGACGTTGTGAAACCAGGGACTGCGCTGTTGATCGATTCCGCTTGTAGTTGATCTACATATTCATGCGTGGATTTGATAGAGAAGTATATCTCTGGATATTGATGATCGACAAGTTTATTTAAAACCTCGTATCCGACGCCGGCGTTCTCAACTGCGACCATGCAGTTTCCATACTCCTTGCCAGTAGTCGCAATCAGGTTGGCAAACAAATCCGGCTTTATCTTGCCCTGATACTCAGCTACCTGCTCCATAGTTTCTAATTTAAAAATCTGAAAAGTAGAACTGTCCTTGCCATCGCCGCGAGCGACATCTGCAGACAACAAATAAGAGCTTTCAGGCCGATACTCTTCCCAAATCCAAAGATTTCTGTCAAAACCTGTTTTATATTTGGGCTCATAAGTGTTTTCTTCTATAAATTTCAAATCATCTGAATGTATTACCGTGTCGCCCGAACTATTGAAATTACATTCAAGCTCCTGGGCGATCTGCCTTCGAGACATGTTTCTGGTTTCTTTTTCAAACCACTCCTGGTCTCTCTCGGGATGACAGGTCCATGGTAGCCTAGTTGGGTAAAAGTCGTTAGCTTGCTGCTCGGCATCAGTGTATGTCTTGTGGAACCAGTTGCCAACACCGTTGGGGGTAGATAGCGCAATGCAGCGACCACCGGTCGACAGCGTTGGATAAAGAGCGGTCCAAATTTCGCTAAGACCCTCAACATGAGCGGCCTCGTCAATAACCAAAAGCGACAACGCTTCAGAACGACCAGCGTCCGCACTTGTTGAAGAAGCCTTGATTTGAGATCCGTTGGACAACTCAAAAGAAGTTCTATTATCTACTGAGATTGATGCGATTTGCATCCACCCGGGTAAGCTCTTAATCATTCTCTTCACTTTCTTGACCAGATTGGCAGCGGTAGCGAACTTAGTTGCCATAACGAGAATGTTCTTGTCTTTGTGGAAAAGCATCATCCATACGACATAAGCAGCGGTAATCTCGGAGATACCGATCTGCCTAGCCTTGAGGATAACGTTAAAACGATGATCTTGGTAAGACTCTAGCAAGTCTTTTTGATAATCGAAAGTTTTGAAAGGAATTGCACCCCTAATGGGGTGAGAAATTGTTATGAAAGAGTTAATGAAGTAATCTGAGTTCTTGCCACACTTGACAATTTCCTTCATCATTTGTTTTTTTGTTAATTGATAACTCATGCATTATTTCGCTATCTCGGCTCTAGGTCCCTTTCACCTTTAACATTCTTAGGTTGGCTGGCTCCTTCATGCTTTTCATTACCATACATACCAGTTCCAACGGAACGCTTGTTGGCGTTTGATCCCAACCAATTCTTAATGGCGTCATCAACAGTGTCTTTAGATTCTGGCTCATCCGACTCAACGACGTTGGTCATTC